GAGTTTAAAAAAATTCAAAAAGAAATGTATGAAATGTTTGCCCGTAAGCATATGGACTATGGTTTAAATAATATTGCTTTAGGCGGAGATATCGTTAATAATAGCGATGATAAACAATTCTCTCTAACTGGGTTATGTATTAGATTAACCGATAAAATATCACGTTTAAAAAATTTACTAATTAATGGTAGATCATTTGTTGAAGGTGAAGGTATGCAAGATACATTTATAGATATTGCCAATTATGGAATAATCGGTCTTTTAGTAGGTCGAGATAAATGGAAAAAATAGTTTGGCTAAAAAAATTCCAAAGATTATAAAGGAGATTAGAAATAATCCTCCAACACCCGTTAATTATGCATATCAAAAGAATATATCATATTCCCAGATGTCTATATTTAGAGGATGCCCCCATAGGTGGAAATTACAATATAAGGATAAAATTAAACGTTTTACTTCTTCAATTCATACTGTATTTGGGACGGCCATTCATGAAGTTATGCAACATTATTTAGATGTGGCATATGATAAATCATTTGCTGCAGCTGATAACTCAATTGATATGGAAGAATTTTTCCAAGAAAAATTTATAGGTGAATATCGAAATCAATATAATAAAAACAAAGACCAACATTTTTCCTCAGCCGAAGAAATGAGAGAATTTTTTGATGATGGGATGGGTATTTTAAATTGGTTTAAGAAAAAAAGATCTAGGTACTTCTCTAAACGTGGTTGGCATTTAGTTGGTTGCGAAATACCATTAGTAATTGCGCCAAATAAAATGTATAACAACATATTATACGCGGGTTTCTTAGATGTCGTCATGTACCATGAGGAAACAGAGACATTTAAAATAATCGATATTAAAACAAGCACCCGTGGGTGGAGGGATCAGGATAAAAAAAATGAGGATAAACAATATCAATTACTTTTATACAAACAATATTTCTCAGAACAGTATGGGATACCTTTAGATAAAATTGAAATTGAATTTTTTATTGTTAAAAGAAAAGTAATGGATTGGGATGATGAAAAAATAATGTCACCTCATCAAGCATATAGGGTACAGCAATTTAGCCCACCAAGTGGTAAAATTAAATTAGGAAGAGCTAAAAAAGCTATAAATAATTTTATAAATGAATGTTTTAATTCTAATGGAGACATAAAAGATATAGAATATCCAAAATCCCCAAGTAAATGGAATTGTAACTTTTGCCCCTATAAAGAAGATAAAGAAAATTGTGGAGAAGGTATAATCTACTAATTTTCGTATATATGTATACCTAAATAATGTTATAAAATAAAGATTATGAGCGCAAAAAAAGATATGACACTAACGAGTGTTAAAGTCAAAAGCGATTTATTCGAGAATTTTAAAATTGAATGTGTAAAACGTAAATTTTCCTTCCAAAAACTTGCCGATCGGGCTTTGTTTTTGTATCTTACAGATGAAGATTTCCGTAAATCAATTAATAATCAAACTAAACTCGAACTATAAATCCAAAAAACAATGAATAAAAGTTTTGAACATCTTCCTAAGGACAAAAGGAAGAAAATATTATTAATTTGTGATGATATAAGAGTACATTCTGGGGTAGCAACAGTTGCTAAAGAAATTGTAATTCATACTGCACACCATTTTAATTGGGTCCAAATAGCAGGAGCTATAAAACACCCTGATAAAGGGAAATTAATATCACTTGATGAAAGTATTAATAAAGAGTCAAAAATTGATGATTCTTCAGTTAGTATTTATCCTGTTGATGGTTATGGTACCCCCGATTTATTAAGAAATTTAATAAAAAAAGAATCACCTGATGCTATTATGTTAATTACTGATCCGAGATATTTTGGTTGGGTTTTTAATATGGAAAATGAAATTCGTAAAACAACCCCAATTACCTATTTAAATATTTGGGATGATTACCCAGCACCCATGTATAATAAAGCATTTTATGAAGCTTGTGATTTGTTAATGGGTATTTCAAAGCAAACAGTTAATATTAATAAAATAGTATTAGGAGAAGATAAGGGTAATAGGATTTTTAAATATATACCCCACGGTTTAAACCCAGATATTTATAAACCTATAAACCCTGAAGATAAAGAATTAAAAAAATTTAAAATAAATTTCTTTAAAAAAGATATTCCTGAATTTGTAGTATTCTTTAACTCTAGAAATATTAGGCGTAAACAAATCCCCGATACCATGTTAGCTTTTAGAGCTTTTCTAGATACACTTCCAAAAGAAAAAGCGGATAAGTGTAGAATGGTTTTACATACAGAAGCTGTTACTGACCATGGGACTGATTTGTATAAGGTAGCAGAGTACTTCTTTACAGAAAGTTATCCTAAAGCAATCCAATTTTCCCATAAAAAGCTATCAACCACAGAATTAAACTATTTATATAACATTGCTGATGTTCAAATATTACTTACTTCTAATGAGGGTTGGGGCTTAACCCTTACTGAAGCCATATTAGCAGGTACTCCTATTATTGCTAATACAACGGGTGGAATGCAAGATCAAATGAGATTTGTAGATGAAAATGGAAAATGGTTTACGCCAAGTGCTAATGTACCTTCTAACCATAGGGGTACTTATAAAGAACATGGTGAATGGGCATTCCCAGTTTATCCAACATCAAGATCAATTCAAGGTTCTCCTCCAACCCCCTATATTTTTGATGATAGATGTAGATGGGAAGATGCTACTGAACAACTAATTAAAGTTTACAACTTATCTAAAAAAGATAGAAATAAATTAGGATTAAAAGGTAGAGAATGGGCTATTAGTAATGAAGCCGGTTTTACTTCTAAACATCAAGCAAATAGGGTAATAGAGGCATTTAATGAATTATTTACTAAATGGGAACCTAAAGAAAAATACCAGTTGGTTAATGCTACTGAATATAAAGGAAAATTTTTAACACATAAAATACACTATTAATGAGTAAACCAAGTTTTGTAATAAGTTGTCCCTATGATACCTATTCAGGTTATGGTGCCCGTTCCCGTGATATAGTTAAAGCTATTATTAATACCGGTCGATATGAAGTAAAACTTTTACCTCAAAGGTGGGGTAATACTTCTTGGAGTTTTTGTAATGACCATTCTGAATGGGAATATCTAAATAGTTATAGAATAGATAAAATTGAATCTCAACCAGATATTTGGATGCAAATCACAATACCAAATGAATTTCAAGCTGTAGGGAAGTATAACATAGGATGTACTGCGGGTATTGAGGCTACAGTATGTAAACCTGAATGGATTGAGGGTTTAAATAGAATGGATAGTAATTGGGTTTCTTCTAATTTTGCTAAAGGAATGTTTGAAAGTTTAAATTATGAAAAAAGAAATAAACAAACAAAAGTCTTAGAAGGAAATATAAGAGTGGAAAAACCAATTGAAGTAATTTTTGAGGGTGCAAATTTAGATGTTTATAAACCTGTTTCAAAGGGTGATATAAAAGTAATTGATTTAGAAGATATTAAAGAATCATTTTGTTTTTTAAATGTAGGACATTGGATACAAGGAGATTTTGGTCATGATCGAAAAAATTTAGCCTTATTAGTAAAATCTTTTTATGAAACATTTAAAGGACCCAATAAACCAAAACCAGCACTAATTTTAAAGGCATCTATGGGAGTAGCTTCTTATATAAGTAGAGATAATATTTTGGATAAGATTAAGTTTATAAAAAATACAGTTAATTCAACTTCATTACCTAATATTTATTTACTTAATGGAGAATTTAATGATAGTGAAATGAATGAATTATATAATCACTCTAAGGTTAAGGCTATGGTAAGTTTAACTAAAGGTGAAGGTTTTGGAAGACCTCTATTAGAATTTAGTCTAACAGGAAAACCTATTATAGCCTCAGGGTGGTCAGGACATTTAGATTTTTTAAAACCTAATTTTAGCACCCTGCTCCCAGGAGAATTAGAAAATGTACATAGTAGTGCTGCTAATAACTGGTTAATAAAAGAAGCTCAATGGTTTAGACCTAATGAAGCTGCTATTGGGAAGAATTTAAAAGATTGTTATAAAAAATATAAACAATTTGTATTAAGGTCAAAACAACAAAAACAATTTAGTAAATCTAATTTTAGTTATGATAAAATGGAAAAATTAGTTGATAAATTGTTAAGTGTATCTGTACCTGAATTTCCTAAACAAGTAGATTTTCAATTACCTCAATTAGAATTACCTCAATTAGAATTACCTCAATTAAAAAAATTATAATATGAATTTTGATGAATTAAAAGAATGCACTAGGTGTGGGTCCGATGCCTGTTATAATCAAGAAGTAACAAAAGATATTAATATTGAATATTGTATTGGATGTGGATTTCAACATAATTCAGCTATGATTAGTGGAAGTGAATTTTTAAAGGAACAATTAGAAGTATTACCTGAATTATATAAAGAATTGATGGACGAAGAAGAAGAATCTGGGAAAATTTGGGTACCTACATCTGTAAATATTAATGATAAGGGAATGATATTTGCTAGTGGGAATGGAAGAGATAACTGGTATTGGGCTGCTGTAAAAGTAGTCCCTTGTACTATTGATGAAAAAAAGAAACTAAAAAGTGATTATAAAGCGGATATGTCTACTTTAAGTCGTTACGATGAAGGTGATTTTATGGATGCCTTATCATACATTGAAGTTATACCATGAAATTAGGAGATTTAACTGAAAAAATAATATCTGTATTTACTTTAGGTCAAGGTAAAAGGTTAGCTATGTATATAGCTAAATTAAGAGGTAAAGAAGATTGTGGTTGTAACAGAAGAAAAGAAAAATTAAATAATTTAAATTTTAAATCTATGTCAATTTCTCAAAAACCCCTTAATTTAGATTGGTCATCTAAATGGAATAAAATTAGGGGTCAAGTATCTTGTGCTTGTGAATTTAATTATGCTATCTTACAAGTTAAAGATAAACAAAATAATTTAATACATGAAGAAAAAATTATGGCTTCCCCTTATATGAGTGGTCAAATTAAAAATAAAGATATTTCCTTACCTTCATTTCTAACCCCTCATTCTTTTAGTTTAAAATTTCATAAAAAACACGAAAATACTTTTATTAATCCTGTAAATATAGATTTATAATGAGAATAAGTTATGGAATAACTGTTTGTAATGAACATGAAGAACTTCAACATTTAATAGAATTTATAAGCCCCCTTATAGATAAAGAAGATGAAATAGTTATTGTTTATGATAATAATAGAGTAACTGGTGAAGTACTAGATGTAATAGACCACCACCAAGATAAAGTAAGATCTTTTCCATTTGATTTTAAGCAAAACTTTTTAGAAAATAAAAATTATATGAACTCCGAATGTACAGGTGATTATATATTTCAAATAGATGCTGATGAAATCCCAAATGAATATTTAGTTAAAAACCTAAAATTAATATTAGAATCTAATAAAGTTGATATTTTAATTGGCCCCAGAAAAAATATAGTTAAAAACTTAACTCAAAGTCACATTCAACAGTGGAGATGGAATGTAAATGAAAAAGGTTGGGTTAATTGGCCAGACCAACAAAAAAGAATATACCGTAATGATCCTAGTATAGCTTGGAGAGGCCATCAAGTCCATGGAATGATTACAGGGTATAAAACATATGCAACTTTACCTTTAAATGAGGAATTTAGTATTACTCATAATAAAACTATAGAAAAGCAAGAAGTACAAAATGAAAGATATCATAAAATTGAAACCAAACAATTATAATGAATTGTGCTTTACAAAAAAATAAAAAAGTTGGTATTAAAGTAGGTAGTAGGGGATTAGGTGATACTATAGCATCGATTCCCACAATACGTAAAATTTCTAAAGTTTATGATAATTTACCCCTAACTGTTTTTTCGCACCACCCTGAATTATTTAATGACCATCCTTTAATATCTGAATCTCTACCTATGTCTTACCCAGAAAAAAATTATGAGATTCATAATACATTTAATCATATAGCAGGAGTAGACCATACATTAAATAACATTACAACATCATTCCGTCACCAAAATATGGATATTAGACAATTTCATGCCGTATCATTAGGGTTTGCCTTAACTCAAGAAGAAATGGAAATGGATCTCTATATCGAAGATAAAATAAATTTAGATTTTAGTGATTATGTTTTGATACACCCTACTACAACATGGGGTTCTAGAACTTGGGATTTAAATAAATGGCAAAAACTAATCAATTTACTTAATAATGATAATATCCCAGTAATAGCTATAGGAAAAAATACAGTAGAACATGGGTATGGTACAACTGTAAAAGAGGCATTACCTATTAAAATTGAGCTTGGACAAAATTTAATGAATAACCCTATAGTTGGATTATCCCATATAAGGTGGATGATGAATAATCAGGCAAAGTTATTAATTACTATGGATACTGGAATTTTACATTTGGCAGGTACAACTGATGTTCGTATATTACAATTAGGAAGTTCGATACATTACAAATATAGAGCACCTTATAGAAAGGGTACCCAAGAATATAAATATAAATTTATAGGAGGATCTTGTAAAGAATTTTGTGCCAGTAATATGAAATATAATATTAAAATACATAATTCCATTCAAAGTAATCCCCCATTAGCTAAATGTTTAGATAATAGGCCTACTTTTGAATGTCATCCCAATGTAGAAGATGTATATAAAATAATAAAACAACAATTTAATGAAAAATAATAAATTTAAAGTAGGAATTATTGGGAATGGGTTTGTAGGGGAAAGCCAAGCCTTTGCTTTTTCCCCAACAAATGAAGTTAGAATTTATGATATAGACTCTTTAAAATCTACTCATACTAAAGAAGAAATTGATGAATGTGAGTTTATATTTATATGTGTTCCTACACCCATGTATAAAGATGGATCCCAAGATATTTCATTTATAGAAAAAGTATTTAATGAAGCTGTTGAAGGGCCTATTTATATTATTAAATCTACTATATTACCAGGTACCACAAAATCATTATCTAAGAAATTTTCCCACCTTAATATAATTTTTTGTCCTGAATTTCTCACTGAAAGAACTGCAAAATTAGATATGTTAACCCAAGCAAGAATAGTTTTTGGGGGAGAAAAGGAAGACATTAAAAGAGTAAGGAAGTTATATGAAAATAGATTTATGAATCGTCATATAATTGAAACAGATTCAACTACAGCCGAATTAATTAAATATATGAATAATACCTTTTTTGCTACTAAGGTTAGTATTTTAAATGAATTTAAGTTATTAGCTGATAAATTGGGAGCAAATTGGAAGGATGCATTATATGGGTTTGCCTCAGATGGTAGAGTAGGAGATAGTCATTTGCATGTTCCAGGACCAGATGGTAGATTAGGATATGGTGGCACTTGTTTCCCAAAAGATGTTAATGCCCTAATAACATTAGCTAAAGAATTAGGTACACCTCTTAATACTATAAAGGGGGGATGGATAACAAATTTAACAGTGCGACCTGAAAAAGATTGGGAAGCAGATAAAGGTAGAGCAGTAAGTGAATAATATGGAAAAATTAAAGCAAGAATTAAGTAAATTAGGTATAAATTTAAATAATTTAGATCATTGGTCTATGTCTATAGAAGGATTTAAATGGATATTAGATAACATACCAAAAGAAAGTAATATTTTAGAAATAGGAGCGGGAAAAGGTACAATTGAATTAAACCGTTTTTATAATGTAACTACTATAGAAAACGATATAAATTGGGTTAACTCAGTAAAGGGGGTTAATTATATATACGCTCCTATAACTTCTGGGTGGTATAATGTAGAAATACTTAAAGAAAAATTACCTACGGATTATGATTTTTTAATTATAGATGGTCCCAAAGGATCCCCTAATAGGGTTCCCTTACTTAAAAATTTAGATTTATTTCATTTAGATTGTCCCATTCTTGTTGATGACGTACATGCTGAAGCTTCTTTACATATAGCTCAAGTTTTATCTAAAAAATTAAATAAAAAATTAACAATACATAATGGTTGGCAGAAAAAATTTGCAACTATATTATAAAAACAATTTCAGATGATAATAGATAATAAAGAAACTACTCAAAAGTTAATAGATTTTTTAAAGCAAGATAAACCCTTTACTTATTTAAGGTATGGAGATGGAGACTTTATTGCAATGTACCCGGAAAGTGTAGGTAAAACTATAGGAGCAAATAATCAATCATATATCAGTCAAGATGTTCAAGATCAACTTATAAAAGGATATTCAATAAATGAAAAAAACTATATAATAGGTACTCTACAAGATATTAGACATCCTCGAAGTATGAGAAATAATGTAGATTTTAATAAAATTAAAAATTTACCTATTCAACATCCTGATATTTTGTACAGTGCAATTGCATTACAAGAATCATTTTTAGATTATCCAGAACAATTTTTAGAATTTAGTCAATTGTTATCTAAAAAAAGAACTTTATATGTTAATCATTATATGGAAGATGTATTAAAAAAGTTTTATGGAGATATAAAATTTTATGTACAAGTTCCTCAATTCAATGCTTGCAAGGGCTTTAAAGAAGTACTTAAAATAATTCAATCTATAAATAAAGAAGATTTTGATCAGATTATATTATCATGTGGGCAGTTATCTAGAGTATTAGGAAAAAGTTTATATGAGTTATACCCAAATAAAACTATAATAGATGTGGGTTCACTATCGGATAAAATTATTTATGGTACAGAATCATTTCAAAAAATTAGAGTTAGGGGACATATTAGAAATAATGGACAATTAATTCAAGATAGATTAAAATATTTTATATCTAATTTATGAAAATAATAGAAGAATATCATGAGTTTACTTGGGATATGATTAGAGCTTTACCTAAAGCTTATCACACCTACAATCAAGGGTTACCTGTAGAAGTCAAATGCAAACCCGGGTTATCCGAATTATATTACTTTGCTGATAAAGTAACCGAAATTAATAAATTTATTGCTTATAATGATTCTATTTCATATAATAACGAACCCCCGGAATATGCTTTGCAAAATTGGACCCCTCCCCCATTAAAAGAAAAATATAAGGGAAATGTACAATTTTCTAAACCAACAGTTACTATTCAAAATAAATATGCTTTAGAATGGTTTACTGGGGTTTATAATTATTTTCCTTTAGAAGTTCTTGGAGAATTATTTGATTTCTTAAAAGAAAAATATGATATTATATATATTAGACCTAGGGGCAATACTAAAAATTATTACCAAGATGAAAATGAAATAAAAAGTTTTAATGATTATGAATATATTTACAATAACCATCCTTACGTTTATACTATAGAACAATATTTACATCAATACCCTGATTCTAGCTATAATACTATTCAAATGATTTTACAATCCACCTCAGATAAACACATAACAGTTTCGGGGGGGAATGCTTGTTTAAGTGCCTATTTTGGGGGAGATGTTTTTATATATGACAGCCCCGAAGGTAGAGGTGCAGGTAGGGGGGTATGGAAAGATGATTCTTGGTTATCTATGTTAGGTGGGGCTAATATATTTGGGTTTAATAATTATAAAGAATTAATCAATAAAGTAAAATTAAATTGGTAACACATGAATAGAACAATATTAATAACAGGTGTAGCTGGACTATTAGGTAGCCGTTTAGCTGATTGGATAATAGAAACCCAACCAGAAACTACAGTAATTGGAGTTGATGATTTAAGTGGTGGTTTTAAAGAAAATATCCATCCAAAAGTAAAATTTTGGCAAATGAATTTAATAGAACACCCTATTGAAAATATATTTGAGGCACACAATATAGATTATGTATTTCATTTTGCAGCTTATGCTGCTGAAGGATTATCTCCATTTATCCGTACTTACAATTATGATAATAACTTAAAAGCAACTGCTCGCCTAGTTAATGAATGTATTAAAAATGATGTTAAAAGGTTAGTATTTACGTCTACATTAGCGGTATATGGTCATGGCTATGGTGGAATATTTGATGAAAAACAACAACAGGCACCCATTGATCCTTATGGAGTTGCAAAGTATGCTTGTGAAATGGATATTCAAATTGCAGGTGAACAACATGGATTAGATTGGTGTATTATTAGACCACATAATGTATATGGTATTAAACAAAATATATGGGATAAGTACAGAAATGTATTAGGCATTTGGATGTTCCAATATTTAAATGGGATGGATATAACTGTATTTGGTGATGGTGAACAAACAAGAGCATTCAGTTATATAGATGATAGTTTAGAACCTCTTTGGAATGCCGCTATTAAACCTGAAGCTAGTAAAGAAATAATTAACTTAGGGGGGGTTGAAGAAATTTCAATAAATAAAGCAGCCGAAACTTTAGTTGGTGTATTACAGAAAGAGGAGGGTATAGACGATTTTAACATCCCAATCCGTTATTTAGAAGCAAGACATGAAGTTAAACATTCAATACCCACTCATCAAAAATCAGTTGATATATTAGGATTTGAACACAAAACTTCTTTAAAAGAGGGATTAACTGAGATGTGGAAATGGGCTAAACAACAACCTATGCGTGAAAGGTTTATATGGCCTAGTTATGAATTAGAAAAAGGAATTTATTCTTTTTGGAAAAGTAAATAATAAATGAAAGTTTTAATTTGTTTTAGCACTTACTCTGAATGGATAAAATTAAAACCATTAATAAAATTAATGGATAATAAAGAATACAAACTCTTCTTTACAGGACAATATTCAGACTTGTTATCTAAGGTAAAAGTAGATTATACAATTAAATTACCCAAACCTTTAGATAATAGTTTAAATTCTATAATGGCTGAATGTATGTTACAATTCCCAACATCCCAATTTGATACTGTGTTACTTCAAGGAAATAGTAGTGCTACATTAGGTTGTGCTTTAGCAGCTTATAATAAAGGTATTAGAACAATTCATTTAGAAGCAGGGTTAAGAACTCAGGATATAATAGGATCTTACCCAGAAGAAGGATATAGGCAAATGATATCTCGAATAACTGAGTTAAATTTTTGCCCTACAACAACTTCATTAGGTCATCTTATTAGTGAAAGAGTAGAAGGGGATGGGTTTGTAATTGGTAATTCGATTTTAGATAATTTAGTAGAACATGAAAGTAAAAGAGAATATACAAACCAAGTATTAGTAACTCTCCATAAAATAGAAAACCATAAATTATTAGATATTTGGTTTAAAAAAATAAATGAAATTGCCTTAAATAACCCTAATTTAGAATTTATTTTTCCTATACATCCTTTACCCATAATTAAAAAATATAAATATTTACTTCCAAATATAAAAATTATAAACATCCTCCCCCATGATAAGTTTTTAAAAATATTATTAAAATGTAAATTAGTAATTACTGATAGCGGGGGAGTAATGCAAGAAGCAAGTTATTTTAATAAAAAAGTAATAGTATGTAAAAAAACATCAGAATATCCTGAAGGTTTTTATAGTGGTCATTTACATTTATGTTCTACCCCTGAAAATTTACCTCCTTTGTTTAATAAACTAATAAAAGATTACAAAATACAAATTAGATGTCCATACGGTGAAGGAAGAACCTCAGAAAATATATATGAAATTATAAAACGTTCAGTCCCACATTTTAATAAACTAAATAATATATGAAATTAATAGTATATACAGCATTATTTGCAGATGAAAATATTCCTTTAGAGGAAGTTGGAGAATTTTATCCCTTTACACATAAAAAAGAGGATGTTAAATATATAGCTTTTACTAATAGAATGGATTTAGTATCTAACTTTTGGGATGTTATGTATACCCCAATTGAAGAAGGATTATCTCCTAGAATGATGTCTAGAAAAGTTAAATGGAATCCAACTAAACATCTATTATTAGATTTTACTCATACTATATGGTTAGACTCACAGTGCTATTTTAAAATTGAACCTAAAGCAATTGTAAATTATTTTTTACAAAGTGAATTCCATACCGCAATCCACCACCATACAGATTTACAAAGTACATATTCAGAGGGAATGTTGCAATGTTACTATTACTGTCTGGATAAACCTTCAATTATTAACCCCCAAATGGAAAAATATTTTAAAGAGGGACTACCCTATAAGTATGACCATTATGAAACAGGTATTTTAATTAGAAAAAACTGTGATGAATCAAACCAATTATCAGAAAATGTTTGGAACGAATTACAAAACTATAGCATTAGAGACCAATTAAGCACTCCTTATTGTGTATTTAAAGCTAGACAAAATGGGGATAAAGGTATAAAAACTATACCTGAATCTTTTACGGCTCATAAAGGAGGTTTACCTTTACCTAAATCTCAAATATTTTTTACTGTTCCAAAACCTACTAAATTACTCAAAGAAAATTTGGATGACAGATAAATCCTTCGTATATTCCCACCTAATTTAAAAAGGTTATATATTTATGCGACAGACTATCAAAACCCCACTTAAAATGAAAATGATTTCTTGTACACAATGTGGTTCTCCAATGCCAGAATTAAGATTAACTAAATTTGGTTACGATTTTTGTGTTAATTGTTCTACAGTAGGCACTAAACGTGGCATTCCCGTAATGAGAGGATCAGGTGATCATACCTGGACTGAAACTATTATTATGGAAGAGGATCAATATGAAGAATTTGTAGTAGCATCCGCACTTGAACGTGGAGATAAAAATGCTGCTAAAGCTGAGATGTTAAATATGGATAAAGAAGACCGCAATTTACAAGGCCCATTCCAAATAATCAATAATACAGATAAAGATAGAACTTAGTTATGCCTAAACCAAAACCATTATCTAAAGAAATGATAGTGGCGGCTCAAGCAAAAACTAAATCTAATATGGCCGCCGCAAGGTATTTGCATGTTTCTTATCAACACTATAAGAGATATGCTAAAATGTATAAGGTATTTGAAGGTCATAAAAACCAAAGTGGTAAAGGTATACCTAAATTTTTAAAGGGTACGGGTAAAGAACCTGCACTTTTGGATATTATTGAAGGTAGAGTATCATCTGCTCATTTTTCCCCTGCAAAAATAAAGTATCGTTTAATAGAAGAGGGATATTTATCAGAGAAATGCTCAATGTGTGGTTTCCAAGAACGTAGGGTACTCGATTATAAAATGCCCTTATTGTTACACTTCAAAGATAATAATAAATCAAATTACACACGCGATAACATTGAGTTACTATGTTATAATCACTATTTTCTCACAGTTGGAGATATATTTACAGAGAAGGATGTTAAACAAATTGAATCACATCAAGAACACGTAGGTACAACTGATAAAGTAGAATGGGAAGTAGACGATTATCACCTTCAACGTTTAAGGGAATTAGGATTAAGCAATGAAGAAGAAGATGATGTTAACCAATATATTTCTAGAATATGAAAAAAGCTAGACGCGCCAGGTCAATAAATAAAAAACATCATAAGATTACCCAGGATTATGATAAGCAAAAAAGTAAGCATTTAGAAAAATTAACTGATAAAATGCTCAAGAATGATGAAAAAGCAAACCAATTAAAATCAAAAACAATGAAAGGTGACTTTCTTAAAAACTTTTAATTATGGAAATGAAATTTAAACACAAATGGGAATTTGATACTACGGAAGAAATGAATGGTATCTTCAAAGATGGGATGAAGGAATTAAATGATCTAATTGTAGATATTGCTTTAGATAATTTAAAAACAAAACGAAAGCAAATCCCTGTAGTATCAATTTATACTAAGGATGAAGATATGATTTACGATATTATGATTGATCGTCCTGATATGGTAGAAACATTAGAACAGAATTTAACTACAATGGAAGAGTACGAAGATTATGAGCGTTGTCAAAAAATTGTTAACGCTCTAGATTATTTAAAATCAAAATCTTAATTATGAAAAATTTATTCAAAAATCTGTTTATTATTTTAGGTTTATCCCTATTGATGGCTTTTACTAACTATACTCGTCCCAAAAAGACACCTATTAATACTATATTAAGTGCTCCTATAGTAAAGATAGATACAAAAATTAAACTAGAAGAAATTAAAATAAAAGGCCATACGGCCTTTTTAACTGCTCTAGGCCATAGGGAATCAGGCAATAGATATCATGTAGTTAACCGTTTTGGTTATATGGGTAAATATCAATTTGGTAAATCAACATTAAAAACATTAAAGATTAAAGTCACCAAAGAAGAGTTTTTAAATAATCCCAATTTGCAGGAAGAAGCAATGAGAAAACTACTTATATATAATAAAAAACGTCTTAAAAAATATATAGATAGGTTTGATGGACAAGTAATAAATGGTATATTAATCACCGAATCAGGATTATTAGCTGCGGCACACTTAGGGGGTGCTGGTAGTGTTAAAAAATGGTTCAGAACTGGAAAAATAAAACAAGATGGTAATGGTGTAAAAATAACTCAATATATGGAGCAATTTTCTGGTTATAGCTTATATTTATAATCAAAAAAGATTATGGCAAGAGTAGTTGTAGGTGATTATAGACCAAATAAAAGAAAAAAACGACCTGGAGTACATGCAAAAAGTAAATCCAGTAAGATGAAACAAAGTAAAAACTATGTTAAACAGTACAAGGGACAAGGGAAATAGAATGAATGTAACAGTAACAAGCTTATTTAATCATATGACCGATGCTGATTTTTTGGCATTACATGAAGCGGGTGAGCTAAAAAATTTCTGTTGGGCTTTATCTGTAGACTTACAATCAAAAGGCAATGAAAAAGATTACACTTACACAGCATGAATGGTATGATGCCATGAAACTTCCAACACCTCATAGGAATAAGAAAAAATACTATAGAAAAGAAAAACATAAGAAAAATGGGAACCAATTTGGTTCCCATAATTATTTTTCATATATTTACAGAGTAAAATTAAGGTTATGGCTCTTTGGGAATTTAGAAATTTAAATAAATATGGTAATTACAGAAAACGAATCATCCATACTGAAGGTGCATTAAGTATACCTGGTAGTGGGTTTGGTCCTTCTGTATTAGCCAATAGATTTAAGTATGAGTATAAGCATGTATTATTACCTCCTAGTTTATTAAGCATAGGTGGTAAAAAGTATATTGTTCCTACATGGCAAGAAGTATTACCTGAAACTGAATTAAGTGATATTAATTGGATTAAACCTAAACCTAAAGTTAAACAAGAACCTATTATTGAAACTCATACTAGCAGTAGCAATGCAGATAAAACGTATAAAACAGCATATTACCCCGAATCAGGTAAGTTTTATTGCGATTGCCCAGGTAGATGGAGAGCGTTTGATAACCGTTGTAAACACATAAAAGCATTAGAATTAAAAATAAATAAATAAATAAAGGTTATGACAGAATTACAAAATTTTATAGATAATATGCGTGCTACAAGTAGTAGTACAGAAAAAGTTCAAATAATAAAGGATGCTGGTTCATTCATTCATGAAGTATTAGAATATACTTATAATCCTTATAAACAATACCATGTTACAAGTAAAACTTGTAAAAAGAATAGTGATAAAGTAAGTTACACAGATTATACTTTATTTGAGTTGTTAGATAAATTAACTAATAGAGAAGTTACAGGCCATGCTGCAATTGAGTTAGTTAATGGGTTTGCTACTAAAAATGTTGATTGGTATTTAATTTATAAAATAATAGATAAAGATTTAGGTATTAGAGCAGGTGACTCAATAATTAATAAGGCAATACCAGGATTAATACCTACATTTAAAGTTGCATTAGCCAAAGAATATGATGGTAAATGTGATTGGCAAAATGATAATTGGTGGGCATCAAGAAAATTAGATGGTGTTAGATGTTTAGCTGTAGTTAATTATGAAGGTGAATGTACACTTTATTCTAGAATGGGTAAAGAATTAACTACATTAAATAAAGTTAAAGAAGCAATTGAAGCAACAGGTATTATTAATACTGTATTTGATGGTGAGATTTGTTTAATTGATGAGAATGGTAATGAAGACTTTCAAGGTGTAATGAAACAATTAAGACGTAAAGACCATCAGATTGAAAATCCTGCTTATATGATATTTGATATGATTCATAAACCTAATTTTGATAATCAAAAAGGAGGTCCTATATTAAGTGAAAGATTATCAGCATTAAGAGGATTTTTACTTGGTAGATTTAATATAACTAATATTTTACGTTATACATCCCAATTCCGAATAACAGATGGTAGACACTTTGATAAATGGGGTCAAATAGCAACTGATAATAATTGGGAAGGATTTATGATACGTAAAGATGTTAGTTATGAAGGTAAACGTACTAAAAACTTACTTAAAGTAAAGAAATTTTATGATGCTGAGTATGTTGTAGTTGATTATGATAATGATGATCATGAAGTAGTTAGAGATGGTAGATCAGAAACAATTAAAATGCTAGCTCAAGTATGGATTGAACATAAAGGACATAGAGTAAAAGTTGGTAGTGGTTGGACTCAAGATCAACGTTTACAATATATGGATGGTTCAATTGTAGGTAAAGTAATTACTGTTCAATATTTTGAAGAAACTAAAAATGATAAAGGTGGAATTAGTTTAAGATTTCCAACTGTTAAAATTGTTCATGGTAATGAACGATCTATGTAATTAGATTTGGTATATCTAAAAAATATTCGTATATTTAGATAAATAGATAAATAGATAAATAAATAAATAAAGGTTATATGGATAAATTAATTGTTAAATTTGAAGGTAAAGAAGAACCAACAGTATATAATATTGTTACTTTTCTTAAAAATAAATCAAAATTAAAAGAAGTATTATTTAGTAATGTTCAAGATTTGATTAGACACCCTTTAACTGAATGGCATGAAATAGTACATGCTGAAGTAAATCGTGGTGAAGGTGATAGTGAATCAAAACCATATGAATCCAAATATGAAAGAGAAAATATAGCATTACCTAAAGAAATGGCTAAGGAAATTGTTAAGGTAGCTACTTCACTTAAAGGTTGTACTATTAATTTTGTTGATAAATGTAATAAAGTATTAGATTTTGATTTACATGAAAAACTAAATAATAAATACGGATTTACAGGTGCTAAACGTTTATATAATATATTTAAATTAAATTAATTATGGCTGAAAATAGAGGTAGACCAAGTGAAAATGTAGTTAAACTTACAAAATGGAATCTAGATACAGATGATTCTATATGGAAATATGATATGGATAAGTCAACTAATGGTCCTTATTCAGTAGAACAAAAATTCCAAGCTGGGAATAAACCAGAAAAATTTAAAATTGACCAAAAACCTTATGGTAAACATCCGGTTGTAATGGTATTTAAAACATCTAATCGTTCTAATGCTAAAACCAAAATTAAAGTATTTAATAAAAATATAGATTATATTTTAAGTGCCAAAAAGTTACCTGGTGTACCTGAGAAGGCAGAAATAATTGATTTAGCTGTTGGTAAATCATTTATTAATAAGTATAAACAAAAATATAATTTAGCTTAATCTTTATATATTTATAACAAAATATTAATCAATTAATTATCAAATGAAAACAATTTTAATTATTTTAGTTTTATTAGTAGCAGCCGCTGCAGTATATTATTTCGGATTTTATAAAAAAGGAAAAATTAATGATCGTGATGGTGATTTTATTCCTGATGAGGTAGAAGATGCAGTTGAAGATGTTAAAGAAGTTGTTAAAGAAACTAAGCGTAGAGCTAAAGCTGTAAAAAAAGAACTTAAAGATGTTGCTAGTGCAGCTAAAGAAGTTATTAACCAAGCTGGTGATGTAGCTGCTGCTGCAAAAGGAAAACCAAGACGAGGTAGAAAACCAAAAGCAAAAAAATAAAATATGAGCAAATATAACTTAACAGATATTTTAGAACAGTATAAAATCGGTTCAGGTTGGACTACAGATTTTGATTATGATGGGATGTTAAAGACCGGTTTAGGAACTAGTATTGATACTCCTATTGAAGTATTAAAGAAAATGTCTGATGACTTTGAGGATGTTAATTATCATAGAGAAAATAGCCATTTACAAGATGCTATTGACGCAATAGAAATTGGGGATATGAAGGAAGCTGAAGGTAGATTGAATGATTTTCATGTTGAAATTAGAAAAACCATTAAAGATCAAGGTATGGATATTGAGCCAACAGTAGGTAAATTTATGGCTTCTAAAATGGAAGAAGAAATGGCAGTATTCTCATCTGAAGAGGATGAAGATAAGTATATTGAAAAAATGACTAAAAAAACACTTGAAAAAGAAAAAGCTGCTAAAAAGAAAAAAGAAGTAGAAGAAGTAACTTCACGTGAAGGTTCTCGTATTGAAGGTTTACTTAGTATTCCTTTAAAAGCTAAATTCTTAGAAGCATTTCAAGATTTATATTTTGATTTAGTTGAAGAAGATCCATTCATGGCTGAAGATGTAGTTGATCATTTAGGTATTGAAATGTTAAAACATTTAGATGCTATCCAAGCTCAAGGTGATAAATTAGCTGGTATGGATCAACAAGAATTTACAGCTATTGATGAAGAAGATTCAATTGAAGAAGCATTACCTAAATTTAAAGGTGTGCCCCCAATGAAAGATATTGTTAAAGCATTAAAAGATGATGCTAAAGCAACAGATTCAGAAATAAAACAATTCATGGCATCAGTTAAAAAATCAGGTGATGAATTTGATGATGTAGATGATTATGTTGAAGACTTTAAAAATTATGTTGCTGATAAATCATTACAAGAACACTTCGGTCGTTTCATGAAAGATTACCAATAAAATAAATTAAAATAAATTAAAGATAATGCGGTATCCATTTGGTTACCGCATTTTTTTTTCGTATATTTACCCTGTTGATAATTAAGTCAACGCATTAAATAAAGGTTATGAACGAACAATTTATTAAAGCAATTACAATTGCAATTGACAAAAAAATGATTACTGCCGACCAAGGGTTTGAGATCATTAGAGAGCAAAGTACTGAGCGTACTAGTGTTATTAACGAAACTATAGGTTTCAACCAAAAAAGATAGTTATGAAAACATTTGACGATTTAAAATTTACAAAACATAGAGTTACTAAAAAAGCTATTATGGCATCACTTGAACTTAAACCTAATGTGTTTATATCAGTGGTTGCAGGTGAAGGAATGTACAGTACATCTAGAAAAGGTGTTAGAGCCGAATGTACTAAAGTTGAAGATGCTTCTTCATTTGAAGTTGCTATCATAGATGAAAACTTACCTGATGATGAGCAGCAATGGGATGTTAATGGTTGGCAAACTAGAGAAGATATTAATAAATTAATAATTGAGAACTCATGAGTAAAGATAAAAGATATGTAGTGACAATGGATATGTATGTTTATGCTGATAGTGATTATATGGCTAAGAAACGTGCACATGATTTAAAATTATCAATTGAGAATAGACGCCATTCAGATCAGGTTACAGTAACTGAAATTGGTGAGCAACCATTTGCTTCTATGGAATATAGAAAATTAGGTAGTCCAACATTCCATCCTAAAGATTGGAATAACGAACCATTACCATTTTAATATGAAAAAAGGAGATTGGTTATTATATAATAATAAACGTAAAAAGTGCTTTGGTATACACCATAATGGTAATATTTTACTTAAAATGAATGGTACTATAGTTCAAGTACATAAAGAAAAAGTAAAAATTCCCGCATAAAAATTTGGTTACCCGGGCTAGGGTTCGTATATTTACCACGTTGATGCAGTTAAGCATCACATAAAAATAATAAAGGTTATGTCAAATACAGAAACAATGCAATTAGATTTATTTCATGGAGTAGTATTAACTACTAAACAACAAGAAGAAGTTAATGATTTTGTTAAAAAAATGGCTGAAAGAGCTGTTAAATCTCAAGATGATGTTAATAGAACAATGTTATTACTTGATGAAGCAGGATTTGTTCAAGGTGTTGATTATGATAGTAGTTTTGAAGTTTACGAGGTTACTAAAGAAGCATCATTTGGTTATTCATATAATAATACAAATTATGAGCATGAAGTTACTTACATGAATGCTGTAGGTGGTGTTTATCTTAAAGTTAATACCATTAAAGAGGGTAAAATAAAAGAATATAAAGCTTCAGTTGATAGAGAAGGTGGTAAATTAATGTGTACTAATATTACTCAACAATATAGATATTATAAGCCAAGTTCATTGCTTACTAAATTTAATGAGCATAATGAGCGTAAAATAAATGAGCTTGAACATAATAATAAGCAAAAAATTGCTTTAGATATTATAGTTGCTAAGTACCAGAAATTATATCCTAAAGCTGAGGTTAAAATTAGTTCTGATTATTATAGAAGATCTTATCATAGTTTTCCAACTGTTAAAGTTAAATTTGAATCAGGTAGTTCAGTTGAATTTACTTTAGGTTATGGTGATGAAATGGAAAAAGAAAGATTTCATAAAAAATATGATGCTCAACATGAAACAACAAAAGATTTATGTGATAGATTTAATAATCAAAAAGCTAAATAATATGAAGTTATACGATGTGCCTAGAAATAGTAAAATTAGAGTAGTGGGGGATATTAAAGTACCTCCCGCTGCTCCAATTATCGAAGAGCAAGAAGTATTAAATTTTAGCCATGTAGATGGAATGTATAGTTACTGTACTAATAGTAATAATGAAGTAGTACATTTAGCAGCATGGACTGAAGTAGAAATTATTAAATAAATAAGATATGAAAGTAAAAAAACAAGTTTTAACATATTGCTTGGCTCAAGCAAAAGAACTTTATAAATTGGGTGAACGTGATAAAGCTAGAGATTATTGTGACATGGGAATTGGTTACGTAGCAGCTAAAAAAGAAGATGGTTGGGATGGAGAAGACCTAATTGAAGACGTTAAAATTAACTTATGGTTAGAACGTTTTTGGATGTTTTTAGAAAATAAAAATTTAATGTTATAATATGTGCATGTCAGGAATACATTACGAAATTGAAGACGAATTTGAAGAGGATTTTATTGAAGTCGATCCTAAATTAATTTGTAAATACTCAGGACTTCTATCAATTTACGCTTATGAATAATATAAACAAATTTTTAAACACGTATTATCCAATTATTATAGCATTTATTTGTATGTGCTATTCAATCGGATTAGGATTATTTGGTTACACTGAAGAAGCTCAATACTCAGCTCATTGGGCAGGAACAATTTTACTATTTGCTATAGCAATCAGACAAAGACGAGGAAGATGAGTATAGCAATGTTTATAGTAGGGTTTTGTATATTTGCAGCCTATGTAGGTTTCTTAATGTGGAATATATTTTATAATCATAATAAGAATAGAGAAGAAAATTATCCTGGATACTATGCTAGACATGGGTATCCCCATAATAGAGTTAGTAGAATGAAGGGTAAAAAAGAAGAAGTAGAATGAGTAGAATAGAAGAATTAGTATATAGTGCCCATGAGTATGGTAAACGAGCCCAACTGTTTGATGAGGTTTCTAAGATAAAATTAGAATCTCCAGCAATGAAATTAGAAGAGGTTTATGATAAAGCATATCAAAATATAATGAATACATAGATATGAAGTTTGCATTAATAGCACATGATAATAAGAAAGCAGATATGGTTGCTTTTGTTTCTAAACGTTTACCTTTCTTTAATAGAGAAGATGTTAACATAGTTACAACAGGAACAACAGGTAAAAAAGTTAAACATGCTGGTATTAAAAAGGTAGAAACAGTTAATTCGGGACCATTAGGAGGTGATGCTGAGATAGCAGCAATGGTAGTAAGAGGGGAAATTACAGCAGTATTATTTATGAGGGATCCTTTAGATAAGCACCCCCATGATGTAGATATTAATATGTTAATGAGATTATGTGATGTGCATGATATACCTTTAGCTACTAATTATAGAACAGCAAGTATATTAATTAAATGGTTTAAGAATAAATAGGTATATGATTAAAATGGATTATTTCTTATTAGGTATATTTTGGTTTACATTAGGCCATATAGCTGTGTTTTTTCAATTAAATGGTCAATTTAAATGGGAATGGTTTGCTAAAAATGAATGGGCATTAGCTTTATTTGGATTAGTAATTTCATTTTTTTATATTTGGGGTACTAAATATACAGTATTATCATTTGACGGTTTATTATGGCCAGCTAGATTTGTAGGTTTTGGGATTGGGATGATTATATATGCTTTAGGTTTATGGGTTTTCTTTAAAGAAGGTATAACACCTAAAACGTTTATTAGTTTAGTTATATGTGTAATTTTAATTTGTATACAAGTATTATGGAAAAACAAATAGATGTAAATTTTACATTAGTACAAGGGTTGTTTATTTCTACCCATACATTAGATATAGATCATGATGCTATAGTTTCGGAAGTAATTGAAGCTAGGGAACATCCTGATAGACACCCTATGTCTAAAAAATTTAGAGATAGTTCTTTTGAAAGAGGTGAAATGCATCATACTTTTTATGAAGATACAAATATGTTTGACAAAACAGTACAAAAATTACTACCTCCTGTTCAAAATATAATAGATACTATATTTGGAGGTAATAGATTAATATTTGAGGAAGTATGGGGTCATATAATTCCCCCGGGTGACCAAACAATGGTTCACAACCACGGTAGTAATTTTAAAATCCCAGGATTGTCTTTTGCTTATTATCCTCATGTGGTTCCAGATGGAGGTAATATTTATTTTTTATGTGAAGTCAATGGTAGTAAAACTACTTATGAGCATGAAATTAAAAAGGGGGATTTATTGTTTTTTTCACAAGAATTATGGCATTATACCCCTAGGAATGGGTCAAATCAAAATAGGGTAACTATTAGTGGGAATTTATTTGGTACCGCTGCTTTTTATCAAGAATTACAACAAGATAAGTATGCAACTAGTCCATATTGGAATTATGCTGGTAGACCTTAAAAATAAATATGAAAAATATTTAAATTTATGAAAAAAATTAAAGCAAGATGGATGCCCTTATTAAGGGTAATGGTTCGAGATAGGAGATTAAATCCTATAGAACGTTTAGGTACTAGAGTTGGTTATATGGGCGTTGGATTTTTAATAGCAGGTCAGTGGACTGTAGAACCTATATTATTTATAATGGGTTTCATTTGTGTACTAATTCAGGTTAGTATCCGTAGACAATGGAACTTAGTAGTATTGCAACTTAATGGTCTGATAGCTTGGACCATACATTTTATAAATTCATTATGATAAATCAAAATAAATTAGAAGAAATTAGAGCATTGCACAAAATGATTATTGAACTTAAATCAAATCCAAGTGTTGAGAGTAAAAAAACAATACAACAACTTCAACAGAAGTTAGATGATCTAAAATTATGAATCATAAAATAGATTTACATGGGTTAACTCACAATGAAGCAGTAAGAAGGGTAGAAACTAAACTTATAGGAATATCACTTACTAATTATTATCAAGTAGAAATTATAACAGGTAAATCTAAGTCAATGCAAGATAAAATAATTAATGAGGTATTAGGGCCCCTCAAATTTTCTCATTATATTCCCGCATATAACACAGGAACAATAATTGTAACTCAAGATGGATTATAATTTACCAAATTTTTTAATAATAGGAGTAATGAAAGGGGGAACTACCTCTTTAAATATTGCTTTGGCTCAAGGTAAAGATAGATTTACAGTTAAAGCTAATACTAAACAAGAAACATTTAATTCCAATCCAGATATAAACCCAAATATGTTTATTGGGGGGATGGGTGCCTTAAATCATAAAGAATTAGATTTTTTCTCTAAAGATGGAAATTATAAACATGGGATTGATATATATAAAAGATTCTTTAATGTTAATAATTCAGAAACTTGTACCCCAAATCCTATATTAATAGGGGAATGTAGTCCTAGTTATTTTACTTTAGATGAGTACCCAGGGGATATTATAAATAGAATTCAAAGATATTTACCAGATATTAAAATTATTTTAAGTTTAAGAGACCCTATTGAAAGAGCCTATTCCCACTTTATTCATATGAATAGAAATAATTGGCATTATGATAATCTTTATAAAAATAAAACTTTTAGAGAAATAGTAATGGGGGAATGGAAACACAAATCACCTAATTATGTAATAACCAGATCATTTTACTCTAAAAATTTACTAAAATATAAATCAGCATTTGGTGATAACCTATTTGTGACTACACAAGAAAATCTTTTAAATGATCCAGTGTTTGAATTAAATAAAATATATGATTTTTTAGGTGTAAAAAAACCCCCATATGAGGATAAACAATTTAAAGCAAATAGAAACATTGATCATAATCCTGATTATTCTATAAAAAATATGGATAAGGAAATAAAGGAATATTTAAGAGAATTATTTAGATCAGATGTAACTCAAACCGTAAAATTATTACCTCAAGTAGATTTTAGTTATTGGAATAAATATTAATTATGACTTTATACCCTAACATAGTTTATAATAATGGCGTAGCATATAAAATACTTACTATAATACCAATGCATAATTTTGCTGATAAAAATGGTAATATAAATAAACAAGTATTAGGGATGTATGTACATGAAAAAGGTGGGGATCATGTATTACAAAGACAAGACAAATTTTTAATTTGTGAAACAATAGAAGAAGCAACAGTAGTATGAAACGTATATTAGTAACGGGGGCAGGTGGGTTTATAGGAAGTAATTTAATGAATTATTTAGCATTAGATAAAACAATATCAATACAAGGTATGGATAATAATCCTCGCATTGATAATGAATATATGATTAATTTAAATATTAAGAATATAGATAAATTTGCATGGCAACCTAATATAATTTATCATTTAGCGGCACAATCTAAAGTGCAACAATCATTTGATGACCCAAAACAAAACACAGAGGATAATGTAATGGGGACTTTAGCGGTACTAGAATATGCTAGAAAAAGAAAATGCAAAGTAGTATATGCTGGCTCAGCTTCAAGGCATGTTGACCCAGCTTCATCCCCTTACGCTACTACAAAATATATGGGCGAAACATTATGTAAAATGTATAGAAAATGTTTTGGTGTAGATGTTGAAATAGCTAGATTTTATAATGCATATGGACCAAATGAATACTTACACCCTACTGAAAGTAATGTAATTGGTATTTGGAGATATAATACCCAAAATAATATAAAGTGTAAAATAGTAGGTGATGGTGAACAAGAAAGAGACTTTATTCATGTTCAAGACATTGTTGAAGGGCTGGTTGCTATAGGGGATAGTATCTCAAGTCATGACGATGCCTGGGAATTAGGAACAGGCTCAACTTTAACTGTAAATAATTTAGCTACCATGTTTCATGAAAAATTTAATATTAATTTTGATTGGGTTGAAGATCAAAAAGGTAATGTACGTAAATCAAAACTAATAAATACAGATGCTTATGAAAGGTTAGGTTGGAAACCTAAAAGAAGATTAGTAGATTATATAATGTCGCTATGAAAGAAATAAACTTTGTTTTTAAAAATAAAACAATATA